AAGATTGCCCGGCTGCGCTGCGTTCGAGACCGGCGGTGCGGGTGCCGCAGGGGGCATGGCCGGGGCGGCAGGTTGATCATCACCGACGGTGGAAAGACCATCCTGCGGAATTGTTGCCTCATCGGGAGTTTCTTCTCGCAGGGTATCTTCAGCATCATTCTCTGCAGTGCTGTCCGTGGTGTCAGTTTGGGTGGCCATCTGTGCCTCCTTTTTCGGTTGGGTTGGTTTGCGGGACTGGAGTGCTGTCGCACGCGATGCGCGCGCGGGGGTCAGTGTTGGCGTGTTTGCCACGCGCTGTCGGAAGGCAGCAAAGCCGCGCTGCAGATCGATGACCTCATCGGCGAGACCCGCGGCAACAGCATCCGCCCCGCGGTAGGTTGCGGCTTCGGTTGCGAGGGCGGCCTCCTGGCTTAACCGTTCCGCACGTCCTGCAGCGACGGTCTCCGTAAAGAGGAACCGCAGCACATCGATTTCCCGCTGGATGTCATCTCGAACGGCATCCGGCAGGGGCTGATATGGATTGCCATCCACTTTATGCCGCCCTGAATGGATCAAGGTCACGCGCACACCGTCCTGATCAAGCTCGCCACTGAGGTCGGCATGCATCACGACGACACCAATGCTGCCGACTGCCCCGGTGCGGGGCAGCAGTATGCGATCAGCCTGGCTGGCCAGCGCATAGCCTGCCGAGAAAGCGTGCTCCGCCACGAAGGCCCAGACAGGTTTGGTGGCACGAATTGCACGAATGCGATCGGCGAGGTCGAATATCCCCGCGACTTCGCCTCCAAAACTGTCAATTTCCAACGCGAGACCGCGCACAGACGGGTCCCCCGCCGCCGCGTCGATTTGCGCTGCGATCCCTTCATAGCTGGTCTGGCCAGAGGACTGGCCGATCCATCCCCCGCGGTGGATCAACACGCCGGAGATCTCGATCACGGCGATGCCGTCCACGACCGGATAGGGCGTGTCGCCATTTTGATGCAGGCGCACAGCGAGGTTTCCGGCGAGGATGCTGGCGCGGGCGGGTAGCAGCACTGCGCCCTCGTTCGCGCCATCCGGCTCCACCATCTCGACCTGTCGCCCGAGAATGCGCGGCCCCAACCCCGACAGAAATGCCATGGCTTTGGAAGGCTCAACCAGAAGCGGCGTGTTGAAGGCGCGCGTGGCAATGCGGGCATGGAGCATCAGGGCTGGTCCTCAGGCTTGCGCGAAGGGTCGTCCGCGTTATCGGTTTCATCTTTCGGGTCGGTGTCTTCGCCGTCATCTTCATCTGAGCTCGGCACCGCCTGCACGCCTTGCGCGGGTGATCCCGGGCGGCGGAAGTCCAGCCCCAGCAATCGCTCCCGCTCCCGCTCCGCCGCGATCTCACGGTCGACCTGTTCTGCGTCATAGCCACGCTCGGCGATAGCCTGCGTGCGGGATTTGAGGCCGGCCTCGATCTGGGCGATCTCGGCATTGGCGTCTTTCAGCGGATCGACCCAGTCCCATTTGGTGGGCAGCCAGTCGGCGGTGAGCATCTGCGCGCGGTTGGCCTCATAGCCGGGCAGCGTAAGTGCTCCCGACAGCACCGCGGCATCCATCCAGCGCGCATAGACCGGGCGGCAGAGCTGATACACCATCACCGAATGCTGCCAGGCCGAGACGCGGCGGCGGAACTCGATCAGCGCCAGGCGCGAGTTCGAGAAGTTGCCCTTCACCATGTCATTGGCCAGATACGGATAAGGGATGCCCAGCGCCGCCGAGATCTGCAGCAGCGTGCGGTACTGGAACGGCTCGTAGGTCGCGCCGCTATCGGCGGGCTGGCCGACGGTGACATCCTCGCCCGGATCGAGCCGCACCACCTGTCCGGGGCTGATCTCGACGCCGCCCGGGTCGTCCTCGTCGCCGGGCGGGGCCAGCGGGTTTTCCGGCGCCGGCGACGTGACGAACATCGCATACATCGCCGCGACCTTCTTCCGGTCGAGCTCGGCATCGTCATACTGGTCGAGGAGGAACAGCTTCACGATGGCCGGCGCCAGTTTCGAGACGCCTCGCAGCTGACCGCCCTCGACCGGGTCGATCACATGGATCACCTCGGAGGCCGGCACTCGCGTGATCTCGCCGGCAAGGCCCGGCTCCGTGCTATCGCCCGGGTGACGGCGCAGGAAGTGATAGGCGACGCGACGCCCGATCCGGTCGAACTCGATGCCCTGACGGATTGCGTTCCCGTTCGCAGCGGTGCCGCTCTGTTCCAGCGGCAGCATTTCCGCGGGCAGCATCTGCAGCTGCAGCGGCACGCTCAACCCGTCGCCCGCCCGCCGCGGCCGGATGCGGAAAAACACCTCACCGGCGATGAACACCTCGCGTGCCGCCCGGCGCTGCAGCCCGTAGAAGTCGGTCAGCCCCTCGGCATCGGCCTCGTCGGTCCAGGCCAGCCACAGCCGCTGCAGCTCTTCCTTGCGTGCAGGATCTGCGATCTTCGAGATCGGCTTGATCCCGTCGCCGGCGGTATTGGCCGCCCAGCTTTCCACCGCGTTCACCGCATAGCCATTGTTGCGCACGAGCCAGCGCGCCCGGGCGGTGATGTCAGGACCACTGGCTGCGATCAGCGCGTTGACATGCGCGCGCGTCGCGCGGAACCCGCGCAGACGCCTGTGGTGCTGGCCCGCGTCGAACCCGCCGATGAAGGCGCCGAGGCGTTGCCGCCAGTTCATCGCGGTCATCACAGGTCCTTCGCGGCAGTGGGGGCGGAGGATGCGGCGGCCGGTGCGGTCCAGCGACGCGATCCGCCTTTCGATATCCGCGATCGCGGCCGCCAGTTCCGCGTCCGATCCATAAGTGACGGTCTTGCCGTCATAGCTGACGCTGCGCGTGCCGCTGTAGCGCGCGGTCAGCAACGCGCCGTGGTGGCGTTTGAGATCGTCGAGGGTCATGCTCATTCCATGTACTTTGGCGTGCTCACCCGCCAGCCGCGCCGCCGGGGTGTGGTCACGCGCCCCGCCTTAGGCTCGGTGGGTGTGTCGGGTGCCGTGTCCGGCTCGGGGACGGCGCTCTCCACCCCGGCCTGTTTCTCGAGGCTCTGCCACATCCGTGCGTCGAACCGGTCCGCGCCGAGGATCCACGCCGCAGCCCGGGCATAAATGCGGGTATCGAGCGCCTCGTTGCGCTCGCGCATCTTCTGCCATTCCTGCCTGGCGTAGCCGCGCTTGTTGCGGATCGTGACCAGCTGCTCGGCCACCAGCTGTTTCAGCCATTCGCTGTCGGCCCAGTCCGGCAGGTGGATCGTGCCGGCCGGGTTGTGTGCCTCTTCCTCTGTCGCGCGCTCCAGCCGCAGATAGCGATAGGTCTCGGCCTTGAAGGTGGCGGTGGCCACGCTCCAGAGCCGCGCGCCGCGTTTCAGCTTGCGGCCGTTTACCGTGGCATCGACGAAGGTCGGCCCCGAGACCGGCGTCGCCCGGTTGAAGCCTTCCAGCCCCTTGACCGGCGCCACCTGCGCCGTGCCCTGCTGACGCGCCCAGGCATGGACGGCGGCGGACTCGTAGCCGGTATCGATGGCGAGTTTCGCCAATGTCATGACCGCGCCCTTCTCGTGCGTCCATGTACGGCCCAGCAGTGCCGTCAGCGTCTCCCAGCAGGCGGGATCGTCAGGCCCACCCGGGATCACGATGTGATCCACGAGCCAGCTTTCCAGACCTCGACCCCAGGCCCAGACATCGACCTCGATGCGATCCTTCTGCACATCCGCGCCGGCGGTCAGGACAGACCCTGTCCGGATCTGTGCCGGGGATAGGGTCTCGCGCCGGTCCGCGAGCCGCTGCCAGTCCGGCGCCTCGCCGCTCTCGACCCATGTCTCGCCCAGCAGCGTGTTGCGCGCCGCGCGCAGCATCTCGTCCGAGCCTTGTGCTGCCAGCCAGTCGCGCGCGATCTGCGCCCAGCTTTTCCAGCCGATCGGCGAATAGAGCGCTGAGATGTGGAAGCCGATCGCGTTCGGATCTGTGCTAACAGCGGTTGCCCGCCATTCGCCCCGCGCCAGCATCTCCGTCTTATGGTGCTCTGCGATGGGTTTCTCACACCCAGCGCAGTGGTAGGCTGCGGTGTCAGGCTGCCCCTTGTCCCAGCGCAACCGTTCAAACTGCAGCCATTGCATGTGGCAGCAATGCGGGCACGGGACAAAATACCGCCGCTGATCACTCGCCTCAAACTCACGCTCGATCCGGCTCAGCCCCCGGATCGTGGGCGTCGAGACCATGAACACCTTGCGCCTGTGCGCAAACGTCGTGGTGCGCGCTTCCGCCAGACTGACCGGATCGCCTTCCTCGTCGGCTGAGGCCGGATAGGCGTCGACCTCGTCGAGGAACACATAGCGCGCGGGCATTGAGCGAAGGCCCGTCGCCGAATTCGCCCCGGTCAGCACCAGAATGCCGCCGGGGAACTCCTTGGACAGCATCGAATTGCCCGCATCGCGCGAGCGGGCTGGACTGACGCGCTCCTTTAGCGCCGGGCTTTCTTCAATCAGCGGATCGATCCGCCCGCGTGAGGTCCGCTTCGCCATCTCTACCGTGGGCAGCACCGCCAGCATCGGCCCGGGCGCGTGGTGGATGACAAAGCCGATCCAGTTATTGCCCGCCTCTGTCGCACCGACCTGCGCTGCCTTCATGAAGCTGATCCGTTGCGCTGGATGGCCAGGCGACAGTGCATCCATGATCGCGCACAGATAGGGCGTCCGCGCTGTCCGGTATTGCCCCGGCTCAGCCGCGGCCCGCGACGACAGCTTGCGGTGTTTATCGGCCCATTCTGACACCGTCAGGTTCGGGTCTGGCCGCATCCCACGCCGCCAGATCCGCAGGATGTCTTCTGCCCCCTCAAAGGCGAGGTCGAGGCCCTTGGTCAGGTCGCCGTCATTCAGGCTGTGATCATGATCACCCTCATTCAAGCGAGACCCTGAGGTCTGCCAGGGCGTTGAGCTGCTCTCGGACATGGGTTTCCAGCACCCTTTGCAGGATCGCAGTTTCGATCGTCACGGGGGCTCCCGATGCCTTCTCCATCTCTGCGGATAATTGTGCGGCCATGAGGGCTGCCACGCGGGTGGGCCAGGTGACCCAGACGTCCCGCTCTTGGCGGGCCAGACGAAACACCAGCGCCTCTGCCCGGGCGCGATCGACCAGCGTCCCCTTTTTCTTTGCAGCGATAGCTGGCGTTCCTGCGCTTGGTAGACCGTCAGGGCCGTGCGCGCTTTTAGATAGGACGTGCTGTCGCCGGGGCCGGAGATGCTGCCGGTGTCTGCGTTGCTTCCACCACCTCCGCCAAAACCACCCCGTGCGCGCATCTGCTGATCGGGGTCTGTCATCGCCCCGCGCCGTGCATTCGAGGCGGTAGCATTGATCGACCCGTCCTGAAACAGGACCAGCCGCTTGGTCTTGCGTGCTTTTTGCACCGCCCCGCGTGAGAGCCCGGAATGGTCTGCATAGGCGCGTTCAGACATACCTTCCATGGCGCTGTGATCATCCTCAACATATTGTATATAAACAAGAAAAAGTATTTATTTGAGTTGATTACACTCCGCGATAGAGCGATGCATGGTGTCAAGAAGCGGGTGCATCGTGCCCCGTCAGAACGCCGCTGGGAGGACTGATTATGGCCAAGCGCAAAACCACCCCTACACCCGAAGACGTCCGCGAGGCCTTGATCCTTGGG